CTGCACGATCTCCGCCGCGAGGGCGCGCACCGCTTCGGTGGCGTTGCCGTCGTCGGCGGTGATCTTGACTTTGACTTGTGGAGCGTCAGGCATGGGGTGCGCCGGTCAACGGTGATTACTCGAACTGCGTGGCCGGTTTCGGGGCCTTCGGTTTGCTGCTGAGCCCACCCTCGACGTACATGAGCTGCTCCGCGGCGTGCAGCAGGCACTCGAGCTCGTACGTGCGCCGGGTGATCGTGCGGAGATGCGCGCGATACGCGAGCAGCCCTTCCCGCACGGGCCAGCGGCGCACTACGGCAACGCGCTCGGGGTCCCAGCCGGCGAGTTCGCGGAGGACCTCGCCCCACTCGCCGACGTCGAGGCTGCCCCGATCGGGCGCGCCGCAGCCGGCGGTCCCGGGTCCGAGTAGCTCCGGGAAATCCGCGACAATGCGCGCCCACGCAAAAAAAAACTGTACAGCAACCCCGCCAGCGCTGCCTGCAGTGCGTCCTGGTCCGCGCGCGACGTCAGGGCCGCGAACGTGAGACGGGTGCGCTCGGCCAATGCCGGTGACCAGGCCTCGCCTTCCGGCACGAGCGCCGTAGCCAGGAGTTCCAGCGTCACGCCGGCGTCGAGCACACGGCCCGCGATCGCCTCCGCCAGCGCGTCATCGTCCAGCCCCTGCGTCGCCAGATCCGCCAGGTGATCGAGCTTTGCCTGGCGGATCAATTTCGTCATCGCGATCTGATGCTCGAACGTGAGGTCGTGCACGGCCACGTACGGCTGGCTGTGCACGATCACGCGTTCTCCTGCATGCTGGTCCGGCATCAGAACATCACGACGCTGCCGTAGGGCTGCGCCGCCGAGCCGCCGAAGGTGCCGGCGAGATCGATCTGCGCGGTGCCCTTCAAGCTCACCTTCGCCTCCTGATCGGAGATGAAGTCGATCGGGCCGTTCGGCACGAGGTTCACGTTCCAGAGCGTGAGATCCATGTGCGGCCCGTACTGCGGATCCGAGAGGAAGCGGAGCTTGGCCGCGATCTTCTGCACGGCGGCAACCGCGACCTGGCGGAAGCCGTCGGCGGCCACGATCGCGGGGATCGTCCCATCCCAGGTGAGCGCCTGGCCGGCGGTCGCCCCACCGGTGTCCAGCAGGTGAATCATCCCCGTCGCCGCGGAGATGACGACGTAGTCCGTGCCTTCCACGAGCACCGTCGCGCCCTGCTTGATGCTCGTGATGACCGGGTTCCGGACACCGATCTCGTAGTAGCGGCCGAGGACCACGGAGGACGCGGCGGCGAACTCCACCCCGGTCGCAGTGCCCGCGCTCTGCGTGAACTCGCTCGCGGTGCCGAAGCTCGCGGCCGCGACGTTGTCCGGCGTCAACTCGAACCCCTCGATCAGGATCTCCACCACCGTCGAGACAGGGATCTCGACGTAGATGCCGGCGTTGTGATCGAGCGAGTTCTTGTTCTGGATCGTGGTGACGGTGGCCTGCGTCGAGAGCTTGTCGGCGTTCCCCACGGCGAAGAAGCCGGTGTCGGAAGCGTCGGTGGCGCGCGGCAGCAGGAACAGTTTGCCCTTCCCCAGTGACACATTGGTGGGATCGGGCGCGACTTTGAGCGTCATGGAAGTGTCCTCGGGAAAAGCGGTGGATCCTGCGGGGTCGTGCGGGAGTCGGGGCGCATGCGGCGTCAGCCCTGCGAAGTCGCGTCAGCCGCGAGCGTGAGATAGTCGATCAGGAATTCCTGGGCGGCCGCACCATAGACCTCGTCGATCCCTTCGGCCGTCCAGGTGGTCTTGCTTTCGATGGTGTTCGCCGCGAGGCCGCCCCAGCGCCGGTCCGTGCACATTTGCGCGACGACCCACTGCAGCTGCGCGTCGAGCGCGGCATCCGGCGGATCGCCGGCGGCGCGCGATTCGATGCGCACGGTCAGGAGATGGCGCGCGAGAAGCGAATCGGAGGCGCCCGCGATCCCCGTCGTCTCCTCCACGACGTAGAGCACCCCCGCTGGCAGGTCGTCCGCCGCCAGCGGCCGGGTGCGGGAGCGATGCCACGTGACGCCCGCCGGGCCGCCCGGCGCGCTCAACGCGGCCAGGATCGTCTGGAGCAATCGCTCCCGGATCGAGTCGGGCATCACGCATTCTGGAGGGCAATCACGGTGTAGGCGCCATCGGGCGGCGCCAGTAACACATCGCGCGCGACGTATGCCACGCCGTCCACGGTGAGCGCGGCATCAATGCCCCCGAACGCGGCGAGCGCGCTCGTTTTCACCAGCACCGTGCGATCCGTCGCGCTCACGCGCGGCAGCTCGGTGACGGCGAAGACATCGAGCCCCGCGACGTCCTCGATCCCCAAGAGGCCGGCCGGCGCGCCGGCGAACACCACCGGCACGCCGAAGTCCGCGACCAGCACATCGAGGTCGCCCGGGAAGCCGACACTGCTCACGCGGGATCCGCCGCCGCGGGCGTGAGATCGATCAGCGCGCGGACCTTGAATGTCGAGGCGGCCGCGCCGGGGACGGTGACGAAGAGCTTCGTCACATCGGCCGTGAACGGAATCGCGCGCGGATCGTTGAGCGTCCACGTGAGCGCCACGTTCGCATGCAGACTGATCGTGTCGTCGGGGACGCTCGAGGAGTTGGTTTTGACTGTCGCATCGACACTCGACACGACCAGCATCGCGCGTACGTTCGCGCGCACCAGCGCGAGGTCGATCTCCATGTCTGTCGTGGCGGCGGGAATCGTCCCGTCATAGGAGATCTCCCCATCGCCGGTGTTCGCCTCCGCGTTGTTCGCGGCGGCGCCGGCGTTGGTCGCGTACGTCACGGTTCGTGTGTGCGTGAGCATTGGTCACTCCAAGTGAAGACAGCTGCAGAAGACCCGCCCCACTCGGCGCCGGCCGACTCTCCGGGGGCCGGACACCGAGCAGGACGAGCCGATCAATCCACGAGCGCGGACGGCGGACTGTCGCCGGCGTAGCGCTCCGGCGTCAGGATGGCGATGGCCGCGGTGATGTTGGCCGCATTCGACGCGCCGGTCTCGATGGCGATCGTGCGAAACCCGTTCGCCAGGTCCAGCGCTTCGGCCGGCACTTCGAAGATCACGATCTTGTTCTTGAGGGCGGCATCGGTCGAGAACGTGTTGGCCGGTGTCTCCTGGGTGAACGCGTCGCCGGCGGCGGCATCGAGATCGGCCGCGATGCGGACGGCGGGACCGGCCTTCGAGCCCGTGCCGGCGACGTCCTGGGCCTGCAGGAGATTCAAGGCCACAACGGCCGCGTTCCCCTGCGTAAGGTGACAGACGATGAACGCCTTGTGCGCGGACTTCATCGTCACGTAGACGCTCGTACGGCCCGCCGCATCGGCGGCGGGCGCGAGGAGCTCCACGGTCTGCGCCTGGTCGACCAGGCTGAAGGGCGATGGCATGACTACGAGTCTCCCGTGGGAGGTGAAAAGTCAGGAGGAATCAGCGGGCCTGCAGCACCACCATCGGCGAGAGCGTGTTGTTGCCGTTCTTCGGCGTGAGGGCCTTGTTCCAGATCGGCTGCCCGTCGACGCGGTACGTGATCCGGAACGTCATCTCGTCGTTCAGGAACCGGACGTGGAGCGACTGCGCCTGCTTCGGGCCGCCCTTGTCGATCAGCAGATACTGATCGAGATCCACGGCGATGATGTCGCCCGGCGTGCCGAGGGACTGGCAGTACTCCACGGCGACGATCGGCTTGCCGAGGAGGGTGGCGAAGGGCTGCCCGCTGAACCCGCCGGCGGGCACGAAGATCGGGATCGCCGTGGTGCCGCCCAGGGTCATCGTGAGCAGCTGGGGCTCGACGTCCTGATTGATGAGCCAGACCATGTTCTGCCGGCTCCGGGACCAGACGCGCGCGTACATCTTTGCGGCGTTCTGCGCGTTGAACGTCGCCGCCGCCTGCGCCGCCTCCTTGTTCACGGTGACGAGTGCCGCCGACTTCATGAGCCCGAAGGGCTTGCCGACGCCGTCGCCGTTCAGGATCGCGTCCTCGGTCACGAATGTGACTTCCTCGCTGAAGGCATCCAGTGCGAACGCGGAGAGCGCGGTGGTGTCCTCGAGGAGCTCGTCGGTCAGGTACCAGATCCCGATGAGCTTCTTCAAGTTGAGCTCCATCTGCCGGAGCTTGGGCTTCTTCGCCGTGGCGGTGTCGGCCTCGTTTGACCAGAAGACCTGCACGCCGCCCAGGCGCTGGCCATCGGCCCGCGAGCTGTCGTCGATGGCGTTGATCTTGAGGCCGTTGGAACTGGCGCCGATCGGCCGGCGCCGGACCCGCGAGAGGATCTCGCCCGTGTCATAGGCGCGGGTGAGGATGTCCTGCGCGAAATCGGGCTGCA